TAGATAACCTCCACGGTAACACTGGTTTCGGTCTCTGATCTAAACCATAACTAAAACTAACGCTAAGGGCTCCCCCTAAAAAGGGAGCCCTTTTCGTTTGCATAAATAATAGTATGGCAGGATATACTGGTTCAAATAATCCGTTATTAGCAAACTATTTTGAATTCGTATTAGATCGAGTTCCTAATATGGTTTATTTTTGTCAAGGCGCAAATTTACCCGGTGTGGTGTACGGTACTAGTGTGCAACCAACTACGTTGGGTATTCCTGTTACTATTCCTATTGGAAATTATCGATTTGAAAATTTACAGTTATCATTCAAGGTTGATGAAGATTTAAAAAATTGGTTGGAAATTTACAATTGGATGAAAGGAAACGGCAATTTAGATCAAACTTGCAATTCTTTGCCGTATAATACTGTTGGATCATCTTTAGGAAAAACCTCATCAAACGGATCTTTAATTGTCACAAATAGCTCATATAAACCAAAATTAAAAATAACTTTTAATAATTTATTTCCAGTAACTTTATCTGGTATTTTATTCAGCTCTATTTTACCCGAATCTGCAGAAGTATTGGCTACTGCAGAATTTGCATTTACTAATTACAAAATAGAAACACTTTGATGAAATTTGTTTTAGTTTAATTTTATAGTATAATAAATTATGAATTTAGAAGAATTAAAAAATATAATACAAAAAGATTTAAAAATTGACGAGACTGCACTAGATCGTGAGTCTGCTAATACTCCTCAACTTCACAACAAGTATTTAACTTTTTATATGGACGAAAAACTTCGTCTCAAGAAAATGCAAGGAGAGCAAGCCACTCTTCGCAGAAACAAATGGTTATATTATACTGGCCGTATGAGTAAAGAAGAGTTAGAGCAGTTTGGCTGGGAACCTTTTGAACTAAATATTCTGAAAACAGAAGCAGACGATCTGATTGAGTCTGATCCTGATTGGATAAAATTAGATGAACGGGTTGCGTTCCAATCAGAAAAAGTAGATTACTTAGAAAATGTAGTAAAGATTGTTCAAAACCGCCAATGGCAAATTAGAGCCATGATTGATTGGATTAAATTTACCCAAGGAGCGTAATTGGTAGATATTCGGATCACACAACCAGACTCTGTAATGTTAAAAGTTGAATGTGATCGTTCTTTGGCACGAGAACTAAACGGATATTTTACATTTACTGTTCCAAATTTTCAATACACTCCTGCGTTTAAAAAGCGTCTTTGGGATGGAAAAATTCGTCTCTTTAATCTGTATACCCAAACCATCTACGCTGGTTTAGCAGATTTGGTTATTAAATTTGCAAAAGATCGTGGTTACACCTGGGAACAAACATTAACCGAATACAATACCCCTACTCAAGAAGAAATTAAACAGTTTGTAGACGGCTTAACCATAACAGCAGGGGGCAAACAGGTCCGTCCTTACGATTATCAGGTAGAAGCCGTCCAACACGCTCTGAATCGATCCAGAGCCCTCCTAGTGTCTCCTACAGGCTCTGGTAAGTCGTTAATGATATATCTGCTGTGTCGCTGGATACTAGATCGACATTCAACCGGAAAAATACTAATTGTGGTTCCTACAACCAGTTTAGTAGCTCAAATGTTGGCTGATTTTCGAGACTATTCCAAACAAGACACGTGGAAAGCTGACAGAAATATCCATACTGTAATGTCGGGCAAAGACAAAACATCCACTAAACGAATAATTATTTCCACTTGGCAAAGTATTTACAATCAACCAAAAGAGTATTACGACAACTTTATTGGAGTGTTTGGTGATGAGTGTCATCTTTTTAAAGCCAAGTCTTTAAATTCTATTATGAGTAACGCAAAACAAACTGTGTACAGAATTGGTACCACAGGAACATTAGACGGTACGCAAACCCATAAACTGGTAATTGAAGGATTGTTTGGTCCTACTTACCACACAACAACAACTAAAAAATTAATAGACCAAGATTTACTTTCTAGTATTAGTATTGACTGTTTACAGCTACAATACTCACCAGAAGATATTCAAATAACAAAAAAGATGCAGTACGTGGACGAGATTCGTTGGATTGTTGGTAATACTAGACGCAATCAGTTTATAAAAAATCTTTGTAATAAACTAACCGGTAACACTTTGGTTCTTTTTAACTTTGTAGAATTACAAGGAAAGCCGTTATATAAACTGATACAAGATTCGTCCGATAAACCAGTTTATTTTATTCACGGGGCAACAGAAGTAGATGAGCGAGAACAAATTCGTAAAGTTATGGATAAAGGAACAGACGCAACACTGATTGCGTCTTACGGCACATGCTCTACAGGCATAAATATAAGAAACATACACAACATTGTTTTTGCTTCACCGTCTAAATCTATCATACGAGTCTTACAATCTATTGGTAGAGGATTGCGTAAAAGTGACACAAAAGAACAAATGAAATTAATTGATATTGCAGACGATCTGCGTTACAAGAAATATATTAACCACGGCATGAATCATTTACATGCTCGTTTAAAAATATATACTAATGAAGGCTTTCCTTACAAATTAATTTCAGTTCAACTACCAAAGGAGACACATGAAAAAGTACAAGATTCTGAAACTCAAATCGGGTGAAGATATAATTGGAACTGTTAGAATCAGTCGTGATGGAAATATTAAAATTCATCGCCCAATGATTTTCAAATCTATGGTTCAACCAGATATTTTTGGTGGAATGAAAGAGTACTTTATATTAAAGGATTGGTTACTTTTATCTAATGATAAAATTGCAGTTATATCAAAAGAATCCATTAATACTATTATTACTGCTTCTCCGGAAGTTGGTCAGCTGTATGAAGCCGAATTATTCAAAGAACAAAAAAGCCATTTACCAAAAGAAAAAGCAAAAAAACTTCCACCAGATCCATTAAAAGATCCTTTTGACTTTTTAGACAAACATATACAAGATATGTTAGAAAAAGCAGACAAAAGATACGAAGATGAATCTAACTTAAAAGATCTTGCAAAACCTCAAAAAGATGATAAAATGGTATTCATGAACATGGTTTTTTCACCCGAAGTTATCGTTGAACTTCTTAAGTCAGGAATCCTTGACCGAAAAGAATTTGGTGCCATGATTAATGAAATTACTAATGAGAATGGTGAAGGAATGAATCCCCAAAAGTATACTGGGAACAAGAAAGATAAAAAGGATTTGGGTAATAAGTGGACGGATTGGAATTCTGATCCGTCTTCTGAAGACTACAGATAAACTATATCTCTTTTTTACTCAGACAATATAGTATAACAGGAATTTTATAGCATGTCAAATGAAAAATCTAAAAAAGTTAAAAATAAAGAAAAAGTAAAAATATCTAAAAAAGTAAATGATGAGCACTATGTGGACAATAAAGCTTTTTTACAAGAAATGATTAAATGGAAAAAAGAGATAAAAGAAGCAGAAGAAAGCGGTGATGATCGTCCACCAGTTTCAAATTTTATAGGAGAATGTTTTTTAAAAATTGCAGAAAGGTTATGTTCAAAATCTAATTTTGCAAAATACACCTACAAAGATGAAATGATAGGAGATGCAATAGAAAATTGTTTAATGTATGCTCATAATTTTAATCCACGCAAATCAAAAAATCCATTTTCGTATTTTACACAAATAATATATTATGCATTTTTGAGACGAATAGAAAGAGAAAAAAAGCAATCTTATGTCAAATTTAAGTTGACAGAGAGCATGGATGATGGTACATTACATAAGTGGTTTAAAGAAAATTACTTTGAAAAGAACAACGAACGCGAAGCTTTGACTGATTTGTTTCAAATATCAGAAAATGATATAAAGAAATACGAACCAAAGAAGCGTAAAAAACGTACTAAAAATAAATCATGAAAATTGCAATTATTGGTGATACCCACTTTGGGGCTAGAGGAGACTCTCCCCTTTTCTTAAATCATTTTTTAAAGTTCTTTGAAGAACAGTTTTTTCCTTACTTAAAAGAACACGGTATCACCAAAGTACTCCATCTTGGTGATCTGTTTGATCGTAGAAAGTTTATCAACTTTAATACACTACATCACACCAAAAAACGATTTGTTGAATGGTTTGAAACTAACGGAGTGGAACTACACTGCATTCTTGGTAATCATGATGTGTTTTACAAGAACACCAATCGTTTAAATTCTCCAAAAGAAGTCTTAGGAGGATGTCATTCAGCGTTTTATCTTTACGAAGAACCAACAGAAGTATGTTTCAATGGTGCAACTATATTGATGGTTCCTTGGTTGAATGAAGAAAACAAAGAACACTTTTTAAAAACAATCAAGGACAGTAAAGCAACCATTTTGGCAGGCCACTTAGAACTCAGTGGTTATGAAGTTATGCCTGGAATAAAATTTAATGAAGGCATGAACGACAAGTTTTTAGAAAAGTTTGATATGGTGCTGTCTGGCCATTTTCACAGCAAGAGTTCTAAAGGTAATGTTCACTATCTTGGTACTCAATATCAGATGACCAGTATTGATACCAACGAGGTAAAGGGGTTTCACGTTCTTGATACAGAAACCCGAGAACTACAATTTATACAAAATTCAATGAAGATGTTTCATAATGTTGAGTGGAGAAACGGTACGCTGATTGAAGGATTTGATGCTGCACGATACAAGGGAACTTACGTCAAGGTTTTAGTTTACGAAAAGAAAAGTGAAACCAAGTTTGATCAGTTTTTGGACAGTCTTTACGCAGCAGAACCTGCCAGTGTTAGTATCATTGAAGATCTGAGTGATCGTGTTCGTGAAGAAGGCGAAGTAGACATATCAGAAGATACTCTGAGTCTAATCAACAAAGAGATTGATGATATGGAAGCGGAAAATAAAGAAGAATTGAAAAATATTGTTCGTGAACTTTATATGGAGAGTCTGGATTGATTAATTTTAAGACTGTTCGTTTTAAGAATTTTGGTTCTTTCGGTAATATATTTACCGAAATTCAATTAGGTAAAAATGCAACCACGTTAGTGTGTGGTTCAAACGGCAACGGTAAATCGTTTGCGTTTCTTGACTCTATCTCTTTTGCACTGTTTGGCAAACCGTTCCGCAATATGAACATTCCACAACTAGTGAACAGCATCAATAAAAAGAATTGTGTTGTTGAACTAGAATTCACTATTGGAAAAACAGAATATAAAATTGTTCGTGGTCTTGCACCAAAAGTGTTTAAGATATTTAAAGACGGAGAACTCTTAAACGAAGACGCCAAGAGTAAAGATTATCAAAACATCTTGGAAGAACAAATTGTTGGAATGAACCATAAAACATTTTCTCAGGTGGTGGTTCTTGGTTCGTCTTCATTTATTCCGTTCATGCAATTAACTCCTGCTGATCGTCGTCAAGTTATTGAGAATATTTTGGATATTGGTATCTTTTCTGAAATGAATGGTGTACTAAAGACCAAGATTGGTACTGCCAAAGGAGTGATGCAGGCTATTGAGTCTGAACTAGTTCTTGTAAACGAAAAAGTGTCTGCCACCAAAGAGATCTTAGAATCATACCAAAAGAATACAACAGATCGAGTTTCAGATCGTAAGCGTACATTGGAAGAAAATACAAAAACAATCAAAGAAATTTCAAAAGAAATTAAACAGTTTCAAAAGTCAATTAAAGAACTAGAAATAGAACTAGAACCAGGAGATCAAATAAATGCCGAACTCAAGAAACAGCAGATCGTTCTCTTCAAAATCGAGAGCACCCTTGAAAGCATACGCGAAGATACCGAGTTCTTCGAGAAAAACCACTCATGTCCGACCTGTAGGCAAACCATCAGTAAAGAACATAAACGGGATGTCATTGCCGAGAAAACTGAGAAGGCCAAAGAGCAGCATCGCGCGTTGGACCGCATAAAAGAAGCAATCAATATGTCTAAAAATAATCTGAACAAATTAATATCTGTTCAGAATTGTTTAAATGATGTGATTATTAAATCGTCGTCTAAAGAACAAACTATGGAGTCTTTGATTAAACTAAATCAGAGACTAGACCAAGAAATATTGACTGTGGTGGAAACAGCAGACTCTCAATCCAAGATTCAAGAAAACCAAGATAAACTGTCTGAACTTTTAACCAAACAAAGTGAATTACTAAAAAAGAAACAAAAAGCTCTTGACACTCTTCGTTCATATGATAAACTGATATTTCTGTTCAAGGACAGTGGTATTAAAGCAAAAATTGTAAAATACTATATTCCGTTAATTAACAAGTACGTGAACAAGTATTTGAACAGCATGGACTTCTACGCAAACTTTCATCTAGATGAGGAGTTTAATGAAGTCATTAAGAGTCGTCACCGTGACGAGTTTTGTTACGAATCGTTCAGTGAAGGCGAAAAGATGAGGATCGATCTGGCATTGCTTCTGACATGGCGAGAAATTGCAAAGTTGAAGAACAGTGTCAATACTAATCTGCTTATTCTGGATGAAGTATTTGATTCCAGTTTGGACAGTGGTGGAGTGGATGAGCTGATGAAGCTTCTATCTAGTTTTGGATCCAAAGCAAACGTTTATGTCATCAGCCATAAAACGGATCAACTGCTAGATAGATTTAACAACGTAGTTCAATTCGATAAGAAAAAGAACTTTAGTCGTATTGTATGAAAAAGAAAAAGAAGAAAACTCGTCGTATTGGTCGTGGTGATTCTGTTGATTCTTTGATTATGGGTGATGAACCTGTTTGGAAAGATGCAGATAAACTTACTCCAGAAGAACACGATTCCCGAGTGTTAAAGGCTCTTAACTGGTATAGTTATTCATGCGAAAACAATCTATGCAAGCCTTGGACTATTGATTGGATGATGAAAAACGAATACTCTAAGAAGGATATTAAGTATGCCATGGCGTGCGATATCAATGCCCTAGAGTTTATTCAGGTTGGTAGCCGGTGTCGTATTATGACTCTGGGAGCCAAGTTGGATCCTCGCACCATTCAAATGGTACAATTCAAGATTAAAGACATCATCATGTTGGGCCAGACCAGACCACACGTGGACAACACCGATAAAGAAAAAGTGAATGTTCAAGAACGAATCCAAAATAAGACTAAAGAATATATGTCTGTTTTGGAAAGTCGAATTGATGAACTATTTGAACTTGCTGAATCCGACGAACTTAAGAACGTGGATCACGCTGATTGGTTGGTCCTACAAGGCATCAAGCACGTTCACTTTAAAAAGTTAGCCAAGAATTTGGATCCGTATATCAAGGAACTTAAGCAGGCGTATAAGGGAGATCCAGATCTAAAGGAAGCATTTTCATTCCTTGGTAAGCGTAAGATTAAAACAATCATAACTACTTTAGAGGAATTTAAGGATATTCTTAATGGGTAATTTTAAAGGTATATTTAAAGTTTCTGATGCTTCCGGAAATTGTATTCAATACACAGAAGGTGATATTGTATATAAAAACGGACAAGCGTATATTGCACAAATTGCACCAACTTTATGTCTTTCTCCAGAACATAAAACGTCTGGTTGGAAGCCGTTAACAAACGAAAGTTCTGGAACTTCTGTTACTTTTTATAATTCCACTACTCCTCCTATTCGTGTTACACAAGGAGATGAATGGTTTAATCCAGATTCCGGAATATTATACAAGTATATTGTTGATCCAACTAGCGAACAATGGGTACAAATCTTTTGACTTTTGTGTAATCTGTGTTATACTCATATTATGTTACTTATTGACAACAATCAAATTATTCTAGCCAATATTTTTCAGGCTTCTAAAGATGGCGAACCCTTAAATGAAGATTATATTCGCCACACTGTATTAAACACGTACCGCAAGTACCGAACCGATTTTCGTAAGTACGGAGAACTAGTTATTTGTAGTGACGGTACTGACTACTGGCGACGCAAGTACTTTCCGTATTACAAGCAAAACCGCCGTAAGCAACAGGAAGCCAAAAAGGACGAATGGAAGGCTGCTTTTGCTGTGCTGGACAAGATCCGTAACGAAGTAGCAGAAGTATTTCCGTATCCTAGTATTCGTCTACAGGGTGCAGAAGCAGACGATATTATTTACGTACTAACCAAGACGTACTGCCAGTCTGAAAATATTCTTATTATTTCTAATGATAAGGACTTTCAACAACTGCAAATTTTTCCAAACGTACAGCAGTACAGTCCAACCACCAAAGAATTTTTAAAGTGTGAAGATCCTCGTGGGGTTCTGTTTGAACATATTATTGGAGGTGATTCAAGTGATGGTGTGCCTAATATGCTTAGTGACGATGATACTTTTGTTACGGACGGTAAGCGA